GTTCGGATCCGCTAGTTGTCCACTGTGTACACCTCCTCCAGTAAAGATGAAGGGAGGAGGTTACCAGCGGCGTGTTCAAGCGCCTTGCGAATCCGGGTTTCCACTAGGTCATAGCTCACCCCATATCGTTCTTCAAAGAACAACGCCGTCCTGTCGCACACCACGTGCGCTCTGGAGGAATTGGCTGAATACTTGTTAAGCATGGCTTTTTCTCGCTTCTGCGAGCTGACCTTAGCTAGCTGGCGGAGGATTGGAACATGTCCACAGTTTTGAGCATAACCCACGTACGTGCCGACTACATCAACAGCACTGAGCTTCTTGTGAGAGAAGCCCATCTTGGGCGCCAGCCTTCCAGGCTTGGGCCCGAGTACGTAGTCCTCGGTTCCAACAGGCCAAAACAACCCTGAACAAAACTCAACCTTGGCCAAGACCGTGTTGATTTTCGCTTTGGGGACGAAGCCATAAGACTTCATCATCGTTTCGTATTTACTGACCATCGCGGCTGGATCAGTAACCTGTTTTCGAGACAGAACAGCGAGCATGTCGTCACCCATTACGATTACCTTGAACCGAAGCCCTAGGTTTTCGAGTGAGATGGCGCATGTCACTCCATTCAACAACGAGTTGCCACACGATGTGTTTGGGTCTCCTGACTTTCGGCCATATCTCACGCGGTAGGTAGTGCCTTGGGCACACCTCCCTCGCGTCATGGCTTGAGCCTGGAACGTTCTGTATGCATCTGGATGCTTGTTCAATTTTCCAATCTTTTGATAGACGTACTTCTCGAACAAATAAGCACCCTTGCCCTGCGAACAGTCGAACTTCGAGAAATCACATTCGAGGAAAATGCACTCCTCCATGCCTCCGAAAGATTCGATCGACTTCTTCATCCAAAGACCGATCTCTTCCGCTGTGAGGCCACTAGAGTAGCACACGTCGTTGTCGGGGTTCCATTCGGCTTTCAACCGTTTCCCGAAGGATGCGATTGCTGGCCCAAGTGCAACGTTGGCTTTGTGGGAAACACCCTGGATCAACCTTGGATCCATGTCTTCCACGCCGTCCAGCGAGCCCTTGTTGTACTTCTCGATCTTGACGAATCCTTTTCGAACAAAATCTTCTTTGCTCAA